TTTGATGACCGCGTAAACTCAACTTCAGTAAAGTTGTTACCGGTGGAAAGAAGGTTCCTCCACCTAATCTTAGAAAAATAAATCATATGTCAGAATTCACAGCTTCAATATAAAGTTCACGAAGAATGTTTTTTAATCTGTTGTTGTCTATATTTGTTTCACCTATACCATCAACATATTTGTTCAGTATTGTTATTGTGTCTTCAGCTTGATCGACCATATCATCATCAACGCCTTCCATCAAATCTGTAAAATCTTCAACGATAGAAACATCTGCCGGTTCGCAAGCATAAATTGAATCCATAAAACGATCAAAAACATATGGGTTTGTCTTATTAACAACGACAACTTTCACATATCTATCTTTAAGTTGGTCTACAATGACGGTAACAGTTTCATCTGTACTATCATCGTAGACCAACCGATGAAACATTACATTCGGATTCCTAATAAACTCAAGAGTCCTGCTATCCAGATCAAAAAGGTGAAAACCCCTAGGATCGTTAAAATCTTGCCAGGTAAGTTCCATCGGGTTCCCAAGATAATGAATATCATCATGGGAAGATTTGTGATGATAATGACCGCTAAAAGTCCAGTCAAATTTTCTGAAGTTGCCACGATCTAGTCCCTCCTCGTTTGGATGTCCACGATACATTGCAAAACCAGCAATCTCAAAGTGACCAGCACAAAGAGATGCCTTAGAATTATTTATCTCCTCAAGACATTTATTATAATTATCAGCACAAATCCAAGGAATCATAAGAATATCATCCACATCATTTTCATAATTCAGATGAATGGTCATCGGTTCATCAATAACCGTAATGTTATTGTACTCTCTGAGAAGTAAGTCCACAGAGTTTACTTCATTGGTGTTCTTGTAATATGTGTCATGATTACCGGCCAACATGTAGGCAGTAATTTCAAGTTCACACAACTTATCAAAGAACATCTTCTTTGCTCTTTGTAAGGTGTTGAAATTGATATATTTTCTTCGGTCAAAAGTGTCACCAAGTATCAGTAATGTCTTGATGTTTTCTTCTACAATCTTAGGAAAGAAAGTTTCTGTGTAGAATTTTTCATAATAATCAAGGAAGACCAACGAATCGTTCCTTGCACCGAAAATGTTGGTCTGTAATGATAGCAACCTTCATACAGACCCCTCCTTTGTGTTAATTGTTGATGTGATGGTTGGAATCGGACCGTCGGTACCAATTCTTGGTTCAGGATCCAATCCGTTCAAATAATATTTTTTATACAAATGTTTAGACACTTTAGTTTTCTCCATTAATTCACTCCAACCATAGTATATCACACCTTTATACTCGATGTCAAGTGTGTTATGTGCTTCTTTTCCTCGTAACCCATGTTGACCATTTTTTCTTGACATCTCTTTAGTGAAAGTGCCATTTTTCCATTTTTCCTTCATATCTTTCGCGTGTTTTTTTCTTCGGTCATCTGCATTTGTCCAACTTTGGGTCGCCATTTTGGATATTTTATCGCCGTAATCCTTATTTGTTTTTGATGGATGAAATTCTTTCAAAGAATGTATAAACTCTTTTCTAAAAATTTCATATAGTCTTGATCCATTACCATATTTACCAGAAAAACACATTTTATGTAATGCATATAACATTTTATGTTTCACTTCACCCCTCGTCATTTTTGTTAAAAGTTTGTGACAGATATAGTGTTCCCTCAAAGAGAGATTTACTAAATTGTCTTTATCATTACTTCCACCTAATGATTTTGGTAATATGTGGTGTTTCTCATAAATTGTATAATTTTTATTTTTAGCCTTTTCTATTATGGAAAAATACCATTTACTATATTTGTTATTTTTGAACATCATTTCTTTACCCTAAATGTAGTATTTATATCATTTAGGTCTCCAAAATGATTATTCATATCACTCTTCAAAGAACAATTCAAGCCCCTTGTTTTTCTTTATTATCTTTTTTGATTTCTTATTATTCTCATATGTATCAATAAACACTGAAATATTTTCATAAAGTTCAAACTGTCTATTTTGTCCGTCTTCTAATTCCAGAAGTTCACATTCATCAAGAATACCAAATTGTTCTGTAGCTTTATACTTTACATAAGTTTGTTTCTTTTCTTTTTGTATTCGTCTAAGGAACGCATACCAAATTATTTGTGTAAAATATGCAAAAGGATTCTTACTCTTGGCAGGATCAAAGTTCTTAAAGTACATTAAACAATTTTCAATTCCATCAGAAATCATTTCATCACGGTAAGTGTAATTAATAAAGTTTGGTTTGTGTGACAGTCCTTCAGCAATTTTCATAAAACATTCACCAATATAATTGGGAATATCTGGTGGTGGAAGATCATGATCTATAGCATATTTGGATTTTTCTTTATACTCAACTAAAGCTTTTAAGAAATCTCCATTGTTTACATATTCTTTTTTCTTTTTTGGTTCAATCATTTAATCCTCTCATATAATAATGCTTGACAATCACTTGCCTGGTTGATACAATAGGTATGTCGCCCCTTTGAGATCAGTAATTAATATTAATGTAATATCTGATATTGAGATTCCTCTAAAGCATCCATAATATCAATCATCTCATCTAGATCCTGTATTTCATCCAATTTAGCTTTCTTTTCGAAAGACTTGTGTAATTTATACACAAGGTTTAAATAGTATTCAGCTAAACCTTCATTTGGTTCAAACACAGTAATCACATCGCGAGGATTAATTAATACTTCATTACTCTTTATCACTTCAATTGGTAACCAATGTTCCATTACAACAGACGAATCTTGTCCTTTATATTTTACAATCAAGACCATAGGGTCAATGACCGCATAACTTTCCTTTGATATTTTATGAAAGCCACATATAATATCTTCACCTGTAATAAGTCTAAGTATTTTTGTTTCATCGTCCATGTTTGAGCTGTATCTTATAAATTTTAAAAGGAAACTTCTCTTCTGTATATATTTTTACTCTTTCCACAAAATGTTTTAGTGTAAAATTCATATGCTTTTTATATCTCAGATCATCTGCAATGTCATACAATACCGCTGTATCTTTTCCCTGACCTTTTCTCAATCCTCTTCCGATTGATTGAAGGTTTCTAACTCTCGACTTTGATGGAGATGCGAATATAATATTATGCAAATTGCGAATATTAATTCCAGTAGAAAAAGTGCCAAAAGAAGCGACAACAATAGCATCATTTTCTACCTCCATAATTTTTCTAATTTCTTCTCTGTCTGCGGTGTCTGTCCCACCGTGAACAAAGAATACTTTTCTATTACCAATTTTCTCTGTTTCTCGTATCATATTATACAGTATTTTACCATGTTTATCAACCATTTGGTACAAAATAAGCGTATTTTTATTCAAACTTACCGCAAGATTTTTTATGAATTTGTTTCTTTCTTCATTGAGAATCAAGTATTCTATTTCTTGTTGATATGTTTTTTTGGACATTTGTTCACACATATCATCTGCATGTTTTAAAACCAAACATTTGATATTAAAATCTGCTAACTGTCCTTTATTGATAAGTTCTTTGGTTGTTGTTACTTTTTCTACAGGACCAAATAAACCTTCCAAAACAAGCTTGTGTGTTTTTGTTCCATCTAGTGTTCCCGTTAAACCAATTCTATATTTGGTATTAACACAAGATGTTAGAATAGAAATGAGAGATTGTGCTTTGAATAAATGTGCTTCATCACCAATGACATAATCAAATTGTTCAAAATATTCAGATGGCAATTTATGAATTGACTGCCAGGTAGAAATAATTAATTTTTTGTCTGAATGTTTATCTTTTCCTTGATAAATTCTGTGTACAGTATCATTTACACTAAAATCGGTTTCGGACGAATAATCAACAAAATCAGAAAACAACTGTTCAACCAATGATGTAGTTGGAACAATAATAAGTCCTTTTAGGTTTTGATAATCGAATAATTGTCTGAATATGAGATAAATGATGAGTGATTTACCTGAAGCCGTAGGAGATAACAATAAAGATCTACGGTTTTGTATTACGTTAACAAATGCTTTTATTTGATGTTCTCTAACTCCAATGGGTTTACCCAAAGAATGTAGGTTCAAACTTTGTGCAAATTTTTCACAGTGGTAGTTACTAAATTCGTCTTGTAAATCTGGTCTAGTTTCATCGTATTCATATTTATAACCTCGCTCTTCACAAAACTCTTCTATGTATTTTAATAGACCAAGATAAATGGTGTTACTGTTTGTATTAACTAATCTTATTTTTCCGTCCCAGATTTTATTTCTATAAGCTGGAACAAAAGTATATCCAGGAACAAAAAAAGTAAAGTACTCTGATAATTCTTTAAGTACATGTCTTTCACAAATCAGTTTTGCATAAACTTCATTGTGTTTGGATAAAATTAAATCAGGCCCCATTGATAAATCTTTCCCAGGTGATAACATCTCTTAATTGAAATGTTCTACTTTTTAGTTCCGACATAATGGCTTCAATAACTGAAACTATTTCATCATGAACTATTTTTTTCTGAAGCAATTTAATTAAATCTGGATCACTTTCAATATAAAGATTAATATCCGATTTTAATGTAAAGTGAAAAGGTTCCCAACCATATTCATCAAGTTCATCGTGTGAAAGTTTACCAGTATAGTATTCCCACTTTTTCTTTTTCAACTGTAAATAATCAAAATGTGCTTTTTTTGATGCTAACTTACTTTTTGTAAGAACGTTAAGATACTTACTGTGCAATAGTGGTATTCTAATAATTTCTCTTGATGGTTCAGTTTGGTCAATAACTGAATCTTTTTCCCAATTTTCTAAAACTTGTTCTAAATTTTCCATAATGTATCAGTAAAATAATTATATATTAAGCATCAAGAAATTCAAAATACTCGTATGAGAATGATGCATCACCAGTAATGATGTGGTCCGCTGATAATTTTGTGTCAAAATTTATATCCGATAAAGATGTGGGAAATGCATTATAAAACTGTATTCTTAATTGTGGATTATTAAGATTTGATAATACAGTTAACACTGCATCGGAATAACTAGGAAAAGGCCTTTTTATGTTTCGATTTTGCATGGCCTGATATTTATTTCTTTCTTCGAAACTGACCGGTGAAGAAATAGCAAGAAACCATTCGTACATACTTTTCCAGTCCGACATATTCTCATTAACTAAAAATCTTATATTTAATGGATTATATTGAATATTCAATCCAGCCACAGTGTAGTTGTGAAAAGGTGATTGCATTTCTGCTTGCGGCATTGTTCCGCCAGGAATATTAACCTCTTGACAGAAGTATTGTACATCCGGAATTCTATCAAATGTTAATAGAAATTTCGTGGGTTGTAAAAGATTGGTGTTTTCTGGTACTCTAGTTAAAACTGTCATTGTTTATCTCCAATAATCTACTATTTATCAGACAAAAAAAGGGTGCCCGAAGGCACCCTCAGTGTCACTCTTGATGGTGACTCAATCAATTACATCAAATTTTTGACCCCAAACAGTCTGTAATAAACGTTAGATCGTTCATTCAGCTTGCCGTTACCCTGTGTCAGACCTTGTGCGAATGGGTTTGCAACCATACCGTAACGGGTCTTGAATCCAATCTTAGGCTGGAAGGTGAACTGGTCAACAGCACGAACCATTTGGAGAGGAACATATGGGCAGTAGAACAGACCAGCGTCATAAGGAGAAGAACCCTTATATCCGATGGTAACAAGTTCCTGGTTAGATGTATAACCACCGAAGTATGGGTCAATATAGACCTTAATACGACCGTGTAACAGACCAGCGAAAGTGTTTCCTGTGTCATCTACTTGCAAATCAGACTGAAGAGCAGGTGTGTAAGTAAGTACACCAGCCATAGCCATTGCAGAAGCAACGTCTGAAGAAACGATCAAAACGTTACCCTTACCACGACGAGTTTGCTTAGCAATTACGTTAGCATCACGTTCGATTTGGAAG